GCTTCGGCTGTTCTGACCCTAGAGGTATCTTTAGTTCTCCAGGAGCGTAATAACATTAGAAGTGAGGCCGCCTCAAAACGGCCTCATTTCGTTTATAAAGTAAGAAATTAGACTTATGAAAAACTTCCGAGTACAAATTCGCTACCATGGCTATTATGCTGACTTTAATATTTCAGCGGAAGATACAGCTATTGGTATTGAAAAATCAATCCTTGACAAACTAGGTAAAAATGAGGTAAAATTTGATACTGATGGATTTACTAGTAAAACTGGTAAATGGATAACTTATGAGGAAGTTATAAATGACGGAAGACCTATACAATACGAAGAGGTCCTTGGAGTTAGAATGGCAACAGGAACATCTGAAGGACGGCAAGCATAATATCAGGATGATTGAGATTAATAGAAAAATCCAAGATATTATTAAAGAGATTGTCGCTCAGGAATTTGTCGAAGATACTCGTTCGGCAAAAGTAGCCCAAGCTAAGGCCCAAGTTTCGATAGCCACTTAAGCGCTATCACAAAATCAACTTTTTACTATAAGATCACTTGCGCCAAATTTAAATTTGGGGTATAGATGAAGTACTATACATTTTTAAACTGAATACTGACGAGTATAGTCGACGACCTAGAGACAGTATTCACATAATCTAGGAGGATTATAACATGGCAACAACACGTTTTAGAGGACCAGTTCTGCAAGGTAAATTTAACGAAGCAGGTGTAACTGGATATAACCTTAAAGAAGAAACAGGGGCTACAGCAGTCCTTATTGGAGATAGTGGTAAAACTTTTACTTGTCCCAAAAATGCAACAACAGCAGGAGCATCGGTGACTTTCACCCTGCCTGCAGTAGCAGCTAACGAAGGATCTGTTTTTACATTTGTAAACACAGGTTCTGATGGCACTAATCAAATAGTAATAACTGGTGCAGCGGGTACTGAGTACATTACTTACAAAGGTGTCGTAGCGCAAATCACTTTAACAAATACTTTAGCTACGTCTAAAGTAGGCGACTATGTGAAAATTGGTGGACAATTAGCTGGAGCAACTTGGACAGTTTTAGACATTCAAGGAGTTTGGGCATAATCAATATATTTGTGGGCTCCTTCGGGAGCTCACTCTAATATTGACAACCTATTAATTACGAATTAAAAAGGAAGTTAGATGGCAAATATAGTACCTGATGCTTTTAAAACAGAACTTTTGTGTGGATCCCATAATTTTGAATATGGAGTGAGCGCACAAACTTATAAGTTGGCTTTATACGAAACAACATTAGGACCACCTTACACAACTTCTTCTGCTTCTTATAGTGCAACTAACGAAGTGGCTTCTGGAGGCTCAGCTTATCCAGCGGGAGGAAAAGCTTTAGTATTAGGATCTACTAGTGGATCAGATGTTGGAAGTAATACGTCAATTGTAGACTTTGACAATTTAACATTTTCAACGGTAACATTAACTTCACTTGGAGCAGCTATCTATAATACAAGTACGACTCCATCAAATATGTTAGTATTAGTTCTAGACTTTGGTGGAAATAAAACAGCAACCGCAGGCGACTTTACAATTCAGTTTCCAGCTCCAACAGCAGGAGCTGCTATTATTAGATTAGGAGATTAAATATTATGAGCACATATCCAGTAGATATAAAAATAAAAAGAGTAACAAGCACCGTAGCTAACCAAGTTATTTTTGCAGGACCCGCAAGAGTTTTAGGGTTCTCTGCAAATTGCACAGCAGGAGCTGGGACTATTACTATAGAGGATGATGGAACATCACTTGGTGTTTTTGGAACACCAAATGGAGCCACTAATCCTTTTGTATATAGTGTAATGTTTCCAGGTACTGGCTTATATTGTAAAACAAGTGCAACTTGTTCTTTAGGAACTATAGCAGACGTAACATTCTTTTACGGTTAGGGGGACTTTATGCCTAACACGACGTCAGACAATTACACGTTTGGGAAAACATTTACTATTGCCGACATCGTTGAAGAAGCTTTTGAACGTGTAGGTTTTCCTAACGTTTCAGGTTATCAATTAAGAGCAGCAAGAAGATCTCTCAACATTCTTTTTCAAGAGTGGGGCAATCGAGGATTACATTATTGGGAAGTAGGAACTTTAAATCTTACTTTAACTCAAGGTGAGAAAGAATTTATTTTCTATCGTTATCCTTCGGACATGCCTACCACAGGCGCTACAGCTACCAAAAAATCTAACGGATTAGATACAACTATTTCAGCTGCTATTACTAGTACTACTGCAACTACTGGAATTACTTTAACTTCTGTTACTGGAATGAATAATTCTGGAACAGTTCGAGTAGGTAGTGAAGATATAACTTATGTGGGTTTTAGTGGAACTGAACTTACAGGTGTCACACGGGGAGCTCATTCTACAACAGCAGCAACTCATTTAATTAACGTTGCGGCTACTAATTATGTTCCAGGTTTCTCGGACATTGAACAATGTTCATTACGAACTAATATAGGGGCCAATACTCAATCTGATGCGGCTCTAGGTAAAGTCGATCGTTCTACTTATTCAGGTTATGCTAATAAAGAAGCAGAAGGTACTCCTAGTAACTACTGGGTTCAAAGATTTATAGATAAAGTGACGATGACTATTTATCCAACTCCCGATGCAAGTAATGCCGCTAAGACTCTACATATCTTTTTTGTTAAAAGAATTCAGGATGCAGGAACGTACTCTAATGCGACTGATGTTCCGTATCGTTTTATTCCAGCGATGGTGGCAGGCCTAGCTTATTATTTATCACAAAAATATAGAATGGAAAAAACACAGGCCTTTAAATTATTATACGAAGATGAATTGGCCAGAGCTTTACAGGAGGATGGATCAGAGTCGAGTACGTATATAACACCTAAAGCTTATTATCCAAATATTTAATGGCAAAATATGCATCAGGAAAACACGCACTAGCTATCTCAGACCGTTCGGGCCTCCAATTTCCATGGAAGGAAATGGTTACTGAATGGACAGGAGCTTTTGTTCATGTTTCTGAATACGAACCCAAACAACCTCAATTAAGACCTAAAACTTTAAGTGCTGATGCTATGTCACTTAGTAAAATAAGACCAGCGCGAGAAGCTTTTCCTACCCCAACTATTTTACCTAATAATCCTTTTAATACAATTGTAGGAACCACGGTTACCGTGACTCAACCTAATCATAATTTTTCAACTGGAGATGCTGTAAGATTTAGACAAGTTAAAGAAACTGTAGGAGGAGTTGGTATTTCTACATTGGAATTAGAAAACACTTTGAATGGTGCTATTACTTCAACAGCTACGACTTTAACTTTAACTGATTCTTCGCAGTTTCCTGCTTCAGGATACATTTATGTACAGACTAAACCTACTCCAACTCAAACGACAGCGGGAGAAAATATTTTTACTCTTAGTGAAGTTATTAAATACACTGCTAATAATACAGGGACAGGGGTTCTTTCTGGTTTGACAAGAGGATCTTCGGCTCCCACCTATGGAATAACTTACCAAGCGAGTAATGCAAATTCCCATAATAATGGAGATACGGTATTTGGATCTTATAGTATTACTATTGTTAATATTACAGTGGCTAACCCAGGGATGCCAACTACAAAAACAGTGAGCAACCAATATACTTTTTCGTTGGTAAATGCAGCAACTAGTGCTACAAGTGGAGGGGGATTCCCCGCTTTTGCAGGGCCCGTAGGAGATAGACCATAATGGCATATACATTTGCAAATTTAAAAACAGATTTAAGAAGCTACACAGAAGTTGATAATACCGTTTTAACGGATGCTATCTGTACTACTATTACTAAGAATGCAGAAAACAGAATTTATAGAGAGGCGGACAATGATGACAATCGATTCTATGCCACTTCTACCCTTACCATTGGTAATCGTTATGTAACGATTCCAACTGATTTAAGAATTATTAGATATGCTCAAGTAACAAATAGCAATGTAACCCCTAATGTGCATGTTTATTTGGAGAGAAAAGATACTTCTTTTATAACTGAGTATTATGATACTCCTTCGACAGCTTCGGGATTACCCGTTTATTATGCTAACTGGGATGCTCAATATTGGCTCGTAGCTCCAACCCCAGATAAAGCATATCCCCTTACTTTAGCTTATATTAAACAACCTTCAAGCATTACTGCTTCGGATTCGACAACAACTTACTTGAGCAACAAATATCAGGATTTACTTTTGTATGCTGTTCTGTTAGAAGGATATGGATACTTGAAAGGTCCAGCAGATATGATACAATACTATCAACAGTCATATCAGCAGGCTTTACAATCGTATGCGATCGAACAACAAGGTCGTAGACGCAGGGACGAATATCAAGATGGAGTTATTCGAACGCCTCTTAAATCACCACCACCAACACAGGATTAAAAATGGCATTTGTAATAAATGATAGAGTAAAAGAAACTAGCACTACCTCAGGGACAGGTACATTTACCTTGGATGGTGCAACAATAGGATTTGAAACATTTTCGAGTGCGATTGGAAATGCAAATTTAACTTACTACGCTATTCATACACAGAGTGCAGCAGAATTTGAAGTGGGTATTGGAACTGTAGGAGCAGGCACTTTAGCTAGGACTTCAGTTATATCTAGTTCAAATAGTGATGCTGCTGTAGATTTTTCTGTAGGGACAACAAAAGATGTATTTTGTACAATGCCTGCAAGCAAGGTAGCTTATATTGATAATGACGATCAAACTATTAATGCAGCAGGAAAAGGATTTGCTTTGGCAGTAGCCATAGCATTATAAGGAGAAACATATGGCTCAAAATTTTCGAAGATATACCTTTCCACAAGTAGGGACAGGAGCGGAAACAGTTTATACCGCTAATTCCTACGATGCGATTGTTGGTATTTCTTTATCGAATATACTTTCCACAGCCATCACTGTAAGTTGTTATATCTATAATGGATCTGCTAATATTTATTTAGTGAAGGATGCTCCCATACCAACGGGAGGATCTTTACAGGTTCTGGACGGCGGAGCAAAATTCGTTGTTCAAAATTTAGATGTATTAAAAGTTCAAAGTTCGGATGCAACTTCATGTGATGTTTGGGTAAGTGCAGTTGATGAAATCAGCTCATAAGGATATTAATATATGGGATATGTCGGAATAAAACCAACTGATGCACCTTTAACTTCAGCAGACTTAGAAGATGGATTAGTTACTGCCGCTAAACTTGCAACCGATGCTGTTGAAACAGCAAAGGTTAAAGCTGTAAATATTACAGCAGGAAAATTAGCTGCGACTCAAGATTTAAGCACAAAAACAATTACCTTACCAGCAAGTGTTGCTGGATTAGGCACAGGAATTAATGTTACAAGTCAAATTACAGGCGTAGTACCCACAGCAAACTTAGGCTCAGGGTCGGCTACTTCTTCAACTTTTTTAGCTGGAAATAATAC